TAACTGGTAAATTTATATCTAAAAATGCTTCAATAGACACAAATTTCAACGTGTAGATTTGTTTTTGCTCTTGGACTATTCTATCTTTAATACCATGTATTCTAAAAATTTTTTCTATGTATTCAGATTTAAGACTAGGTGTTATAATTTTTACATACAATAATTCTTCACCTCTAATAGGTAATTCATTTATTAAATTTTCACTATCTGAAATAGTAATTTCACCTGACATAAAATTGGAAAATATATCTTCTCTAATATTTAATTCCACTAGATAATTACCATTATGTAAATCCCTGCCTTGACCTGCAGTATTAAGAAGAATAAGTTTTTCTATAGTTACTGAACCAGCTTTATCTAAGCCAGGTTCATTAGAAGTATTGTATGAAGAATCAGAACTTGTGGTCATCTAGGTTTAATCAATGTTTGTAATTCTTGTTGTAACTGACTTATAAATCTTGGTTGAAGAATTTTTATTCGTCTTTTACCTTCATTAATTCTTTCTTCATAAGTATAATTTGATATAGGTGTAATAGATGATCCTGGAGATTGAACTTCTCTACCATTTGTATCTTCGTAATGATGAACTTCTCCCGAATGATCTGATAATAATTTAACATATAAATTTTTGGATGTAATATTATCATCTGAAAAAGTAACACTGTTGCCTAATGTGTCAGTTACAGTAAAACTTTCTCCCGAGGATGCTAAGCTCGATACTGTGTAAATACCATCATTAAGTTTATTATATGACCCAATTATTTCTAATGAATCATTTACTGAAAGTGTTTTTACAAATTTAATTGTATTTGTATCAAGTGCGGATATTTTATTATTATTAAATCTAATATATTTGGATCTTATACTGTGATACTTATGCTTTACATATTCAATTAAATTAATAGTTGACATAGGCCAATCATATCTAGGATCAATTATATCATTAGTTAATAACAGAACCCAGTGTAAATGAGCACTGCCATAAATTTTATTTGCTAAAATTTCAGGTGTTTCGTTTTCTTTTACATCATATAAATCATATGCTGAAAATAATTCTTTAGTTTGATTTGCTAATACTACTCTTCTAAATATATCTTTTACTAATTGTCCGCTATTGTAATCATCAAGAGTATATAGCATATAGGGAAAATACTGAAAATACATCAATATCCTCCTGTAGGAGTATTTACAACTCTTTCTCTAGTTAATATTTCTAGTTCTCTAAATTTCAATAATAAGTTTATTTCTGTAGGAGCACCATTAGAAAAACTAGACATACCTTCGCCTGATCCATAATCTACTTGCAAATCTTCTAAAGCCGATGGAGCAAATCTAAATAGAAATGGATTTTCTTTCAGTCCAAACATATAAGTGATTTCAAATTCGGAAGGATATATAAAAAATAATCTTTCTTTAGATATTTCCGGATGCATATGTTCTTTGAACATGTTTATAATTCTATTGACACGCCGTGATTCTGCTTCGTCTTTGGGAAAAAATCTGTATCTAAAAGAAAATGTTCTGAAATCGACCTGTTCAAATAACGTTTCTCTCCAAGGATTGACTGTAACACCTGCAGATCTTCTTAGAAGATCTCTAGCATTAATACCTGCTATTTCTGGTATCCTAGCAGCCGTCATAGCTACTGCTGCTCTACCTTCAGGTGATGTAATAAGATCAGATACTGCACCAGTCAAAGTACTTGATTGACCCAACAGTCCGGCCAACACTCCCAAATCTTTATTACTATATTCCATACTGTATCTTACACTTGGCCTTTCTTCCATATGTAAAGCTATTACTGTACTTAATCTTCTCATAAAATTAGGTTTTAAAATATCAGTATTTCGACGAATAGCGCTTACTCCTTGATTTATTCCTTCAGCTGCTCCTAAACCAATTCCTGCAGCAGCCAAACCTTTAGCAACTTTCTGTCCAAAACCTCCAGTAGAAACAGCAGCTTTTACTAATTTGCCTAAACCTAATGATTTAGTTACCCCTGCGGATATAATCCCAGTTAAAGCTAAATCAAACGCTCTGCCTGCAACATTAGGATCAATTCTAGCAGAACCAGTATTATTAACTACCGCCCCTGGAACTGTGTCATATCTAAATTGTGATTTATCTCTCGTATTAATAGAAAACTGCACAAAATGTTGCAAATCATCGTTGCCTAGATTATCTGGATATTTTATAGCAGTTACTTTATAAGAATCTATAGGAGTAACTGTGGAGGGATTGCTTGAAGATGGGGTCGAACCCTGTTCTGCTTCAAAGTTCATTTTAGGCCTATAAATAAGGTAATTATTTATTTATATTCAAATGTACACTAATACCTACAAAGGAAAATTTCGCGTAAAAAATAGTTCAAAATACAAAGGAGATCTTAATAATATTGTTTATAGATCCCTCTGGGAACTACGTTTTATGAAATGGTGTGATTCTAATGATTCTATTTTAGAATGGGGGTCGGAAACTATTTGTATTCCTTATATATCTCCTGTTGATAAAAGAGTACATAGATACTTTGTGGACTTTTATATAAAAGTCAAAGATAAAACAGGATTAATACAAAAATATTTAATAGAAATTAAACCAGAAAGATTTACTAAACCTCCCCCAATTCCAAAAAGAAAAACAAAACATTTTATAGATGAAGTATTCCAATATGGCGTTAATCAAGCTAAATGGAAAGCAGCATTTGATTTTTGTGAAGATAGGAAAATCAAATTTATTATACTTACAGAAAAAGATTTAGGGTTAGATATCTACAATAAATAATAAAATGGCAACTTCAGTATTTGATAAATTAAGGCAGGCAGGCGCTGATCCTGCTAAATCATTCACTTGGTATCAAACACAAGTGAAAAATCTTTCTGGTTTAAGAGCAGATAATTTACTTAAAAGCCAACCGTTAACTAACAGAATTCTTCCTGGAAGAATGTATCTTTTTACATATGATCCTAAATTTAAAGATACTTTACCATACTTTGATAGATTTCCTTTAGTTCTGCCCTTTAGATTAGTTAAAGAAGGATTTTATGGTATTAATCTACATTACTTACCATATCTAGCTAGATTTAAACTATTAGGGTATCTTATGGAACTTGCGATCGATGAAACAATTACAGATAAAACTAGAATAAATATATCTTGGAAATTACTATCCTCATCATCCAAATTCGCGCCCGTTAATGCATGTGTTAAACATTATCTTACAGATCACGTTCAATCTAGATTTTTAAATATCCCTTTCCAGGATTGGATAACAGCATCTCAGTTGCCAGTAGAAAATTTTGTCGGTGCTAATAAGAATAAAGTCTGGAGAGAAAGTAGAGGAAAATATTAATGGCAACAGGAAGACTTTTAAATAATTTAAATGCAAGTGCAAATAGTAATGAGAGAGTTACTGGATCTACTCAAGCTGGCAGCGTTACAGTCACATCTACTAGTTTATCCAAAAGAAAAAAAGCTACCTTTAGTATTGACACATTCAAAGCTGAAATTTATGAAAGAGGATTAGCCAGACAGAATAGATTTGAAGTGCTAATTCAAAAACCAGCAGGTTTAACGGTTACCCCTGAAGGTGATGCAAGATTTATAAGTATGATGGCAGAGTCTACAAATTTCCCGCCCCTAAATATAAGCGTGCAATCCCAAAAAATATTTGGACCAAGTTATCAAAGAGCTAAATCTTCAGAATATGGCGGAGAAGGAATAACCATCAATTTTTATGTAGATGCTAATATGGGAGTAAAAATGTTCTTTGATGATTGGATGCAATTTATTGTTAAAAGATCTAGTTTTTACGTTGAATATCCAAAAAAATATATTTCCCCAAGAATTGAAATTTGTCAATTAAATGAAAAAGATGAAATAGTATATCAGAATTATCTATGGGAAGCATTTCCTAGAGCTATGAATATTATGGAACTTAATCATGTACCTAATGCCAATACACATAGATTATCAGTAACCTTTGCATATAGATATTGGACAACCGATTTATCGGATTATGCTGAGGATAAATTTCCAGATCAATATGTAGTATCCAGTAGAAATCTATCGACACAACCCAGAGAAACTATAGATGCTAATACGAGAAAAGAAAATTCTATGCCTGCAGTTGATCCATTGGGGAATCCTTTAGGATATAGATTAGAATAAACAAAAGGAAGTTCATATTAATTAATTGGAGATTTTATGGCATTGCCGAAACTTGAAACCCCTACTTATACTTTGAAATTACCTTCTACAGGACAAAATATAACATTTAGACCATTTTTAG